AAATTAGTATATTGTCATTTTATTCAGCTTCATATGATATAAATAATCCATTTACAATTGGTGCGGGCATATTACCAGGATCAAAATATCAAGAAAATAGATTAACATATCCGTTGAAGTGTGTTTTGGCAACTAAGAATTTTGATGTTAATGGCGATGGTAAAGTTGATTTCCAAGATGGTATTGCAATATGGAAATACTTTATTAATAATCTAACTTATCAGAATTACAAGAATTATATAAATCCAACTAGTAGGAGAAATACATACGATGGTTTAATTAAGTTTTTAGATACCAATACTGGTAAAGGTAATAAGAATTATATTAAACCAGAATTTTTTGAGTTCTCATATAGTTCTTCAATAGATCCAACAGGATCTTATTTGGCTCCTTATATAACACAAGTAGGTTTGTATAATGGTGCTGATTTAGTAGCTATTGCTAAACTCGCTCAGCCAATTAAAAATTCTGGACAATTACCTATTAATATTGCTGTTAAATGGGATACTTAACAATATTTATTATTATAATAAGGACATAACATATGGCAACATCATCTGATAGTAAGACAATTGATCGTGAATCCAACAAAATTAGCTTGGCTGATAGATATAGTACCCAAAAGGCTGGTGGTGCGTTTAATGTAAAGCAAAATGTTAAGACCGATGGATCCAATGAAATTTCTTTGGGAGGTAGTACATTTGATACAAAATACACCACGACTAAAGGTTTTAAAATTAAAATGGCCCAAGGTAAGACAGAATTTAAAGATGCTAGCGGAGAAAAATCATTACAACAATCTATTTATTTAAAAGGCTTTACAAACACAAAATATGGTAATGCTCAGATAAATCGTTGATATGTATTGTAAATGGTTATATTAGGATTAGATTCATCTACATCCGTTACAGGATGGGCATTTAGTGATAATTGCGTTATTATTGATGCTGGTTTTATTGATACAAAAAAGTTTGAAACCACAAAAGAAAAGACATATCACGTAATAAGTGTATTAGAGAAGAATAAGTTAATAAAATCTGTTGAATATATTAACTTAGAAGCAGCTCTTAGTGGATATGCCGGCGGATTCACCAGTCAACAAACAATCATAACTTTAGCTAGACATAACGCCGTTTTTGCGTATATAATTGAACAACACTTCAAGTTAAAAGTAAATCTTCTTTCTGTTAATACTATGCGTAAACAATTGTTTGGTAAATGTAGAATCAAGGGAGTTAAATCTAAAGATTTTGTCAAAGTGGAATTGGAACGACTTATTCCAGATATTACAAAATTTGTAATGTTAAATAAAAAGGGCAACTGGGATGAGAAAAATGGCGACATGTATGATAGCATCGTTTGCGCTCTATATAAAAAAACTTGAAGTTTGAAAAATAAATCATATCATTCGAATGACGTGTTATGATAGAAATTTCGGTAATAGATACACTTACAAAGTTATTTAAGCATAAACCATCAATTCAAAAGGGTGGTAACGAAGTATTATTTTTCTGTCCTAATTGTAAACACTATAAAAGAAAGTTAAATATCAATACCAATACTGGTTTTTATCACTGTTGGGTCTGTAATTTTAGTGGTAAGAGTTTTGGCACTCTTCTAAAAAAGATTGGAGCACCAAAAGAATATTTTGATCTTCTCTGTAAACATAAAATCAAGATTGACCTCAACAAAAAGTCAGAGATTAAATTAATGTTACCAGATGGGTTTAAACCTTTATACAAACCAAGCGATAATATTGAGTATAAACACGCATTATCTTATTGCTTCAAACGTGGTTTATCTATCTATGAAATCGTAAGATACAATATTGGATATTGTACTTCTGGTGAATTTAGAAATAGAATTATTGTACCATCTTATGATGCATATGGCAATTTAAATTTTTATTGTGGTAGAGATTTTTGTGATGGAAGGATGAAATATCGATTATGTGAATCGACAAAAGATATTGTCGGATTTGAATTGTTTACAGATTTCAGTAAACCAATCACTTTAGTAGAAGGTGTGTTTGATGCGTTTGCAGTCAAATACAACGTGGTACCATTGTTTGGCAAGACTTTATCCAATAAGTTAAAAATGAAATTACTTACTAATAAACCACCAAGGGTAAATGTATTGCTGGACAATGATGCTTTAAACTCAAGTTTCAGAATATGTGAATTTTTAATTCAAAATAATATAAACACATATTTGGTTAGATTAGACGAAAAAGATCCAAATGAAATTGGCCATAAAAAAACTTGGAAAATAATCGATAGCTGTGATAAACTAACAGAGAGTGACTTTTATAGCTTAAAGATCAAAAATATATTATGATAGTATTAAAAAACACAGATCAAAAAGTAGATAATATAGTGCATATTGCAGATATTCATATTCGCTTAACTAAGCGGCACGAAGAATATACTTCTGTTTTTGAAAAATTTTATTTATCTCTTGACAAACTTAATAGTGTTGCAAAACCTGTGTTGGTTATTGCTGGCGATGTATTTCATAATAAATCAGATTTGAGTCCAGAATGTGTTAAAATTGGAAGTGACTTTCTAAAGTACTGCGCAGATCGTGTTCCAACGATTTTAACCGCTGGAAATCACGATGCTACATTAGCAAATAAATCACGTTTGGATTGTTTGACTCCAATCGTAGAAGCACTTAATCATGATAATCTATATTATCTAAAAAACACAGACATATATCGTTATGAAAACATTCTATTTAATAACTTTAGTGTGTTTGATGATGTCGAGAAGTATATAAAGTATCAAAATATTCCAACAAAACATAAGAATGAAACAGATCATCATATAGCTTTGTTTCATGGACCAGTAAATAACGCTATAACTGACGTTGGGTATACTGTTAGTAGTAGATCTATAACCAATCAACTATTTGATGGTCATCATATTGCAATGTTGGGTGATATCCACAAACATCAAATTCTACAAGAGTATGATGAAATGGAAATTAAACCGCTTATAGTATATGCTGGATCTATGATTCAACAGAATCATGGTGAAGACATTAAAGGACATGGGTTTTTATTGTGGGATTTGAAACGTAGAGTGTTTAAACATTATGATTTACAAAACAATTACGGATTTTATACCATTGAAATTAACAAGGGTAAGTTAGTAACTGATATCAGTGATATTCCAAAGAAGGCTAGAATTAGAACCTTGTGTTATGAATCGATTCCATCACAAGTTAAAGAGGTCATGAATGACTTGAAGGAAAAGTGTGACATCATTGAAAGTACCTTTATTAGAAAAGATGATCAGATAATGGATATGACCTTAAAGTCAGGTCAAATATTTGATATTCATAACATCTTTAATGTAGATTATCAAAACAAACTTATTGAAGATAATCTTATCGCAAAGAAAATTGATAAGAATTTGATTGAAAAAATAAAATCACTAAATAAATCTCTTAATGGTGAAATTTCAAAGGATAAGACTCCAAAAAATATTCGATGGAAACCAAAGACTTTTGAATTTGATAATATGTTTAGTTATGGTGAAAACAATTATATTGATTTTACCAAGCTTAAGGGTGCAATTGGGTTATTTGCACCAAACGCGAGTGGTAAATCTAGCATCATGGATGCTCTAGCATTTTGTGTGTTTGATAAATTCAGTAAGGGATTTAAAGCAAGTCATGTATTGAACACCCAGAAAATGGGTTTCAAGTGTAAATTTAATTTTGAGGTAAATGGCGTTGATTATTATATTGAACGTGAAGGTAAGGCTGATAAAAAAGGTACCATAAAAGTCGATGTTAAGTTTTATAAGAAAGAGAATGGAACAGAAGTGCCTCTAAATGGAGAAGCTCGTCGTAGTACAAATGATATTATACGTGATTATGTTGGCACATATGACGATTTTATTCTAACAGTATTAAGTATTCAAAATAGTAAGGCTGGATCGTTTATTGATCTTGGACAGACTGAACGTAAAGATTTGTTGTGCCAATTCATGGGATTGACTATCTTTGATCAGCTATATACAATCGCTAATGATCGTTTCAAAGAGACCAATACACTTCTAAAAAATATTAGCAAGGACCAACTTGTAGAGTCTCTACAAAGCATATCTGGAAGTATTGATTCAAATAATAAACTTATTGAACAATATAATATTAATATTAAGGATTTGGATCAAAAACGAGAAGAATCTAATAACAAATTACTAGAGTTATCTAATAATGTCATTAAAACTACATCATTTGATTTTGATATAGTAGAACTTGAATCAGAAAAGTCCGCATTAGACAATAAGATTTCAACATCTGAATCAGATATTGCAGAAAAGAAAAACAAATTATCAGATGTTGAAAGTAATTTGTCAATATTAACTTCTTCTTTAAAGAGTTGCGATAATATAGAATCTGATTATGATCAATATAAAATTTTAAAGGATACGGAATCTAAAAAATCAGCTGAAATTGATAAACTCAAGTTGATTGTAAAAAATAAAATTGATAAATTGAAGAAACTTGAAGATCACAAATACGATCCTAATTGTATTTATTGCGTAAACAATGTTTTTGTAAAAGATGCTATTAAAACTAAGGAAGAGATTGAACTTGATAAGAATAAGGGTAAAACTTTAGTTGATGAATATAATAACATTAAGACAAAAATGGATTCATTTGGAGATATTGATATTCGTTATAAAGAATGTCAAAAACTCAATAATGAAAAAATCAAACTAGAAAAAAGCAAAGAAGTATTGTCTACCTCGATATTGAGAGATGAAAATTTGACGATTATGTTGAAAAATAATTTAAAAGAAGTCAATCAAAAAATTGAAACCTTTTACAAAAATAAAGATATTATTGAAAACAATAGTAAATTGGTCACGGAAATCGAATCAGTAAAGTTGTTGGTTAAAAATTATGAATCTCAGATTAAAACATTAAATAACAAATTATTTACTACATCTGGAGAAAAGGGTAGATTAGAACTACAATATAAAAATACAACCGACCAGTTCTACAAGGTAAAAGAACTAGAAGATTCTTATGAAGCTTATAAATTCTATACCAATATTATCAGTCGTGATGGTATTCCATATGAAATTATTACCAAGACTCTACCTGAAATTGAGAAGGAAGTTAATAATATTCTTCATCAGTTAGTAGAATTTAGTGTATCATTGCAAACTGATGGTAAAAATATTAGTACCAATATCGTTTATGATGATAGACAATGGCCTCTTGAAATGGCAAGTGGTATGGAAAAATTTGTAAGTGGACTTGCAATCAGAGTAGCTTTGATTAATATTAGTAATCTACCAAGACCAAACATTATTTGTATCGACGAAGGATTCGGATGTGCTGACAGCGATCATTTGGGTCAGATGGGTGCTTTATTTAATTACTTGAAACATCAATTCGATTTTATTTGGGTAATCAGTCACTTGGATCAGATGCGTGATATGGTTGATAGCCAAATTGAAATAAAAAAAGAAAATGGGTTTAGTAAAGTAGTATATAAATAATATGGAAATATCAGATTCTCTCATTATTGGTGATGTAAACTTAAGTTTCACAATTAACCAAAATGGAGAGTGTCATTTTCATAAAAATTTTGATACATCTGTTAATTTTTTTGTCATACTTAAAAGTATTGATACAAATTTAACTAACAACTTGCTTCATGTTCAAATGGGCCCCAATCATAATGTATGGAGTTATAGTTGGCCCATAAATATAACAAAGTTGGAATGTCATCCCGGTATCATCATGGAGTTTTTTAATGAAAACTCTAAACCAATTTGTACCAAATACTATAGATTTAAAAATACTGGATTAAATATAAAGTTGAAATCTAATGATATTGATATAACGTATCCGCCATATCAAACATTTTTCTACGATGAATCTTTTAAAAAACTCTGTAATGTTAAAGATGGTGATGTAGTCTACGATTTGGGTGCTAACATAGGCGCTTTTTCTTTAATGTGTTCAAACTATGATACTAAAAACATATATGCATTCGAACCAAACCCATTGATATATGATTATCTAAAGTATAATTGTGATGTATATGGTAAAAATGTATCTACATATAAAAAAGCCATTTATAAAACATTTGAATCACTAAATTTTGGTAATCTAGAGGGTGGATTAAGTCAAGGATCAGTTGCATGTTCTATCATAAATAAAGATAAAAATTTATGTTCTGTTGACGGCATTCATCTTGAAGTGTTTGCTAAAGTTAATAATCTCCAGTACCCAACATATCTTAAAGTGGATATTGAAGGCGCTGAGTATGACTTTTTTGAATCAACGTCCGATGATTTTATTAAAAATTGTCATACTATCTTTTTAGAATTTCATAATAAAGACGAAAGACTCAACATGTTAATATCTAGATTGACCAATTTAAATTATAAAATGTATTTTTTGACCGACAAAGATTATGTATTGTCTCAGAATATGGGTACTATATTCTTCATTAAGTGAATATGAAAAAATTGTTATTTATCGCTCCACATTTGTCCACCGGTGGTCTTCCTCAATTTCTTTTAAAGAAGATAAAGTGTCTGATTGGTATATACGACGTATATTGTATTGAATATGCGGACGTAACAGGTGGAAAGTTTATCGTACAACGAGACCAGATTAAAAATATATGTAAAAACAAGTTTTATACTTTATATGATAACAAGGAAGATATCATAAATTTGATAAGTAAAATAAAACCGAATATTATTCACTTTGAAGAAATGCCTGAGTATTTTATGGATCTATCTATATCATCCAGAATTTATGATAAAGATCGAAACTATTTTATAGTAGAAACATCACACGATAGTAGTTTTAATTCAGATAATAAGAGAGTTTTGCCTGATCAATTTTTGTTTGTAAGTAACTTCCAGAAACAAAATGTTAAAAAATTACCTGTTAAATCGGATGTTATTGAATATCCAGTTGAAGTAAGAACTCGTAAGAATCGTAATGATGGATTAAAAGAATTGGGTTTAGATCCTAGTAAAAAACATGTTATGCATGTAGGTCTATTCACACCAAGAAAAAATCAAAAAGAGTTTATCGAATATGCACGTGCGATGGAAAATGAAAATGTTCAGTTTCATTGTATTGGTAATATGGCCGATAACTTTAGATCATATTGGGAACCATTATTAAATGATTTACCTAAAAATGTAAAGGTTTGGGGTGAACGAAAAGACGTACATAATTTTTATAGTTGTATGGATTTATTTTTGTTTACAAGTCGTGGTCATGCAAACGATAAAGAAACCGCGCCAATTGTAATTAAAGAAGCTATTTCATATAATATACCAAGTTTGTTTTATAATCTACCAGTCTATTTGAATAGATATTCATGTTATGATAATATTTCTTATCTTGATGAATCTAGTTTTAATAATAATGTAGATTTGATTCGTAATAAATTGATAGGCGTTAAAACAAGTGAACGAGTTGATGATAAAGAATTTATTGCGGTTATTTCTACACATCCAAATTATAAGATAGTAGAAGATACTACAATAAAAGCCATTCAACAGATTCAGAAGGCAGGGTATAAAGTAATATTAACATCACATTATCCAGTCAGTCAAGAGTTACAATCGTTGGTGGATTATTGTATATATGATAAAAACAATCCGTCTATAATACACAATTTTTATGCGAATTGGTCGTTGGTTAATCAATATCACGATATAAGAGTACACTTACCATCATGTGGTGCGAACATATATCATGGGTTGGGTGTCGCATTAAATTATTACAATGGTATATCACTCGCAAATAAATTGGGATACAAGAATGTATTTGCTTTTAACTACGATGTGGTTGTAAACGAAAAAGATTTTAATAAATTAGATTTTATTAAGAATTTATTGAAGACCAAGAAAGGTTTCTTTTTCTATGATAAAGCACTTGAAGGAGATACAATCAAAACGGTATTTCATGCTATTAACACGGATTTTTATCTGGATCATTTTGAGTATTTCACACCTATATCATATGAGATGTTTGTTAAAGAGAAGAATATATCAAATGGTTTAGAACAATTCTATTATAACAGAGTGTTGGATCATAAAAAAGATCTATACATAGATACTAACAACAACGAAGAGTCATTCTTTAGTAATAGTGAAATCAATATGTTTTCTATGTGTGAATATTTGTCAGTTTTGCCAATGACTAATACTTCTAAGTTTGTTTGTTTGAGTAGTTTCAATAACAAAATAGATAAAAAATACAATAGAATATCTGTTTACAAGAATGATGTGTTGATACGAGAATCACAAAATGAAATACAAACCAAAGGTTGGTGGCATATTGAGGTTGATTTTGAACCAAACAACGTGTATAAAGTAGTAAACGCTTTGTACGACTCTGAAAACAAAAACATGGTAAAAGAAGTAGTACAGGTGTTTTCTAAACTAGAGGATTTGCAGAATAACGGACATTTCACAGCTAAATAATCATGAAAGTAATACAAGTACATTTGGGTTTATTGCCTATTCCTCCTAATGGTTGGGGTGCTATAGAAAAAATAATTTGGGATTATTATCTTCAATTAAACAAAAAAGGATTGGAATGTGAGATCAAATTTTTGGACGATATAAAGTATAATGACAATACTATTGTTCACGTACATGTCGCTAATTTAGCAAATGAATGTCATAAACGTGGTATTCCATACATCTTTACTTTACACGATCATCATGCTTATCTTTATGGTAAAGATTCTCCAGTATTTAAAGAGAATTTAAAGGCTATAGAAAATAGTATTATATCAACATGTCCTGCAAAATATCTAGTTGACTACTTTGGTAGTAAAAAATTAAGATATTTTTCGCATGCTGTTAATACAGATACTTTTAAATACAAAAACTATAATAGAGAAAACTATAAACTATTATGTGTAGCTAATAATGGTTATGCGAACAATCAATCAGCCGATAGAAAAGGTTTTAAGTTTGCAATACAGGCGGCTAAAGAATTAAACCTACCTATCACAATCGCCGGTCCAAGTAACAACAGGAAATTTTTTGAAACATTGGAGTCGTCATTAAACAATTATGAAAAGCTGACAAAAGTATTTGATCTGGATGAAAATGGATTGATAGAGTTATATAACAACCATGATGTTTTTATACACGCATCAGAACTGGAAGCCGGTCATCCAAATCTAACTTTGTTGGAAGCTATGGCTTGTGGTCTTCCTGTAGTAGGAACATTTGAAGACAAAAAATACGAAGGTATGATTGTGGTTGATAGAAATACCAAACAAATCAAAGATGCTATTGGAAAAGTTATTAGCAATTATGAACGTTATCATACAGAGGCATTAAAAGCTGCAAAAAATAATTCTTATGATAAGAGATCAGATCAGTTAATAGAACTATACGATGAATATATTGATAAGTTATTTGCAAATAAATTTGTCAACATATACGACACATTGGATAAGAATACTAATCAAGCAACCATTACAGCTAATATAAACTATTCATTCAATGATAATGCGTGTATAGAAATAACAAATTGTGTTAATAAAGATGAATCGTTTGATGTGGTATTTAAAAACAGGGTAACCGATCAAGTTCTATATAACACAACTCTCAAAGATGGTTGGTGGGGAAGATGTGACTTTGCATATTATATTCCATTTAATATTTCAGTAAAAAGCAATTTAACAGGCAAGACTTTACTAGATTACGATTTAGATTTGACAGATAGAAATGTTTTGATTCAATTTGATACACCAGCGTTGGGTGATCAGTTGTGTTGGATGCCTATAACTGAACAATTCAGAGTAAAACATAAGTGTAATTTGTACGTAAAGATTCCAAATCTACGTCCATTTTTCGAAAAGAAATATAAGAATATCAAATTTTTGAATATGGATGAATCCGGTCCAGAAATGTTTGCTACATATAAACCAGGCTGGTATGTGGATGATAAAACCATCAATACCAATAGATGTAAGACTGATATAAGAAAAGAGCCTCTACAAAAGATAGTTTCCGATTATCTAGGTTTGTCATATGTTCCAGAAAGACCTTTGTTAGATTTTCCATTAAAGCCTTCGACATTTACAAAACCTACCGTGACTATTGCTACACAAAGTACATCACAATGTAAGTATTGGAATCACAAAGGAGGTTGGGAAATTGTTATCGAATACTTGAAGACTAAAGGATTTGATGTTGTTTGTATAGATAAAAATTATAGTTGGGGTAATGGCGACAATATGAATGTTATACCTCAAAATGCTATTGATTTAACAGGTGATCATCCATTAAGTGATCGTATGAATCAAATATATCACAGCTCATTTTTTATAGGTTTACCATCGGGATTATCGTGGTTGTCATGGGCATTAGAAAAGCCAACCATATTGATTAGTGGATTTTCATATGATTATACAGAGTTTGAAACTCCATATCGTGTGCAAAATAAAAATGTATGTACTGGTTGTTGGAATGATAATTATTTTGATAGGGGTAATTGGATGTGGTGTCCGAAGTCCGAGAAAAAGGAAATATTTGAATGTACAAAATCTATCACCCCACAAATGGTTATAGAAACAATTGATCGTCTAATTAAAGATAATAATTTATGAAAATAGTAGGTAGCTACATAGGACCACATGATGTTGGCGTTGCTTTAATTGAGAATAATCAAATATTAGCTTGTTATTCCGAAGAAAGATTCACAAGAGTTAAATCAGCACACGCAGGTTGTATATTCCCAATCAATAGTCTAGATGCTTTACAAAAAAACTTTAATTTTGATATTAACGATCCAAACGTAAAATTTGCTTGTGCTAAACCTATAGCTACAGAACATAAATTTTTGCGTGATATTGTAAATAACAGAGAACTTAGAACTATTGGACACGAATATGCACACGCATGCGGTGCTTATTATACATCCGGCTTTAACGAAAATACATTAATCGTTGCATATGATGGTGGCGATTGTGGCGATGATGATTGGACAATATTGAATAAAGAAAATTATGATCGTTATAATCCGTGGAAGGCAAAAAACGATAGTCAAACTGCATGTTATATTGTTAAAAATGGTAAACTAATTGAAATTGGTGAACGTGTTAAAAATGGAAGCGTTGCTAATCTTTGGTTTTTGATGTGTTTGATATTTGGTCTTACTCCTATTAAAGACGAGGGTAAGATTATGGGTCTTGCTGCGCAGGGAAAATTCAATCAAAAGATATTTGATACATTGAATTTCTTTGTGCAAAACGATATGTTAAAAGCATCGTGTATGATTCAGGAAAAGTACACCACATTGTTGAAAACACTATCAAAAGAAGATGCTTTGAATCTAAAAAGAGATTTAGCATACAATCTACAATATATCAGCGAAATTACTATTCTTAATTTTATAAAGAAATATTACGATGAGTATGGACCATTTGATAATCTATGTTTAGCAGGTGGTATTTTTGCAAATGTTAAAATCAACCAAAAGATAAACGAATTATTACCATTTAAAGAGATGTGGGTATATCCTGCTATGAATGATGAAGGATTATCTCTTGGATCAGCAATTGCATATGCTGTAGAATTGGGTGTGTTTACAAATAGAAGAATTGATAATGTATTTCTTGGTAATAAAACATCATATCAAGACACACAAATTGATATTGATAATTTCCAATCCAATTTTGGAAAGACACTAGCATCCGAAGATTTAGATTTTAATAAAATTGGAGACTATCTGGTTGATGGTAAAGTTATTGGTATATTTGATGGTGCTACAGAATATGGTCCAAGAGCTTTAGGTTCACGTTCTATTGTTGTAGAGCCAACCAGAAAAGAAACTCATGCATATATAAATGAAAGATTAAAACGTGACGATATTATGCCATTCGCACCTATAGTCATGGAAGAATACATTGAGGATGTATGCTATGTATATAAATCTAAAAGAACTGCAGAGTTTATGACTTTATGTTATACCGTAAAAGAACAATGGGCCAATAAAATACCGGCGGTTATAAATTTTTATGATAATACAGCTAGACCACAAGTTGTAAATAAATATAGACATTCTCTATTTCATAAGATACTTTCCGCTTATAATCATCGATCTAAAATACCCGTTTTAATGAATACAAGTTTTAATGGTCATGGAGAGCCTATTATCAATTCACCAAATCACGCACTAAAACATTTGGCTGAAGGTACTGTGGATCTTTTAATTATTAACAATAAAATTTATAAATTAGTATGAATTCTAAAAATGGTTATTTTAAAATAGATTATATCACTTCCGTACAGAGGTTAAACTTCTATAATGTACCCCAAAAATATATCAACCATGCATTACACTATGTAATGAAAAGTAGTACAAATCAATACTATTCCACAGAAAATATAAAATTTGGATATTGGTATACAAAACCAGAATTCATTCCTTTAGAATTTGATTCTATAAAATTATATGCGTTTGATATGGATACTGGTGTAGAATGTATAGATGAGTATAATTTTAAAATATCAGATTTCAATTTTATGTTTAACTTGAAGACCGATAATATTGATGAAGCAAACGTGTGGACTAAGTATATTGATTTATTTAATAAAGTAAATAACACACGTTTTAAATATGGTATAAATTTAACTTTTTTTAATGAAAATTATGATAATTATGAAATCTCCAGACAAAAATATAACCTCAAATACTCATTTCTAAAAAATGAGTTGGAGAAAATTCCGTCAATTGATATAATAAAAAAATTAGTTGGTAAAATTTAAAAGTTATATAAATAGTAACGTGTTCAGTTTTTTTGGCACTATTTATAAATTAAATAACATTTGAAAGGATTAAATTATGCCAATAACAGAAGGTGGGAGATTTTCACCAGTACAAAATATAGTAAGTCCTGGTGTATTTACTAGAGAAAATGATCTATCGGGGCTAGCCCAAGGTGTAGCCAATATCGGAGGTGCTATAGTAGCACCGTTTTCAGACGGACCCGCATTTTTCCCAGCCAGAATTACAGAGGTTGCGGAGCTTGAACAACGATTTGGATTAGCAGATGGGGTATATTATGGTCCATATACCGCTAAAGAATACTTGTTACAACAAGGTGTGGTAACTGTTGTTCGTGTTGGTGGTTTGACCGGATACTGGCAAAAAAACCCATTGGTCATCTATGCTCAGCCAGGTTATTGGAACAGAAATAGTGATTTGGGTGCATTGACTACCGCATCATTCATGTTTTTGGATAGTGATAATTATTCTTCAAATTTAATTCTAGAATATAGTTCATCAGAACTTAAGTCAAGTACAACAGGTATTAAAGGATTAGCTGGTACTACTGGTAGAATATCATCATCATTAAGTGTAACCCGCGCTACTAATTTGGAAATTCAACAATTCCTAGTATCAATTGGTTGGCCAACTATCGCAAATAGTAATACGTTGTCAGCCTCATTAGCATCGTCTGGTAGTAAAGGTAAATTGTTTAAAATTACTACAACGAACAATTCTTATATCTTCAGCGCATCTGTAGTGCAACAAGGATACAAAGTTCAACCATCAGGTGGATCTTCTGAATATGTCCTAGCAAACTTTGATTATCAAAAATACAAAATAGCAGGAAATATATCTGCTTCTATAGGTGCCACCAAATATTCAATTGCATTCTCATCTTCGTTTTTACCTAGTGCATATTATAATTATTTAACTCAATCTTATACATTGAATAGTAATAATGTTACATTTGGATTAGTCTTCGGTAGATATCCAGCTGATTGCGCTTTAGACTTTAGCAATGCTAGTATTAGCAGTTCAAAGTCAGACGCAGTATTTACATACAGACATGATACATCACGTTTAAGAGTAAATGGTATTGTAAGTGGTAAGTTCGCACCAAAAGCAGCAACAGCGGTTTATTATAGTAATTATAATGGTACGGGTGGATTTTTGAGTGGATCAGTACTATACGCGGGTAAACAAGTAACACTGGGTACTGTTAGCACCACCAATTCATCGGGCGCAAATACATATTTGCTAAGAAAGATCACCGGTACAACGCCAACAGCAGGAATTTTTGCTGGATACTATTATTTGACCTCTAGTGTACAAAACCAAAACGTAACACCCGAGACTAAGATTGCTACGGCATTTAATGAAAGCTCTGAAACGGTAGCTTATTTGTCCGCATCTATGACTTCAAGTGCGAAGGTAAGTTTGGATTATGATACAACCACATTTGATGTAAATGGTACACTATCACTACATAGTGCAAGTTTCAAGTCTATTAGAGGTGCAAGCACCTGTGGATCAAGTCTACAATTCTTGGGTCTAGTAGCTGGTGCTTATGGTGATTTTGATGGTACATTCACAAATCAAGACACATCTGGTGGTGATCCATGTAACCCAAATTCATCTGCAAGAAGCAAGATGGTATTGGCAGTATTGAATAATACTCAAAATGCTTCTTCACAATTCAACAATAGATATGAAGTATATGGTTTTGATACATCAACACTAAGTCAACTAACAAGTTCAGTATTCCCATATAAGGGATTGATTAATCCAAATGAAAATGCATATCAACTAATCTTAAAGTATAGCTTCGCAAATGATGATGGTACCACAAGTGCAGGAACATATGGTTATTATGACTTCACCCTAAATGAGAGTGATAATAATTTCGTTGGAAATGTATTTGGATTTGATCCAACCGCTGGTAACCCAGCAAAACAAGTTGCTGGTCAAAAAGTAGAAGCTGCTTACAACTACATGTTGTTCCAAGATAGTATTCAAAGATTTGTCGCTGAAAAGACTCGTCCAAGTGCTGAAGGCGGTGGTTGGAAGTTGCTAGCAAATACAGCTCCAGAAGCTGGATTTGCAATTGGTGAACCATTAAAGTTTGTTGACCAATACAGCACAAATCTTACTGCGGGTGATAGTCAATTTAGTATCACTAATGCATATACTCCATGGATCTACTCACAAAAGATTGCTCCATTTAGAGGTAGTGCAAATGAATCCGCAGTACCAACCAAGTATCAATTGTTCAAGATACATACACTAAGTGATGGTACGTTGAGTAACAAGAAATACAAGATTGAAATCAGCAACGTTAAGTTGGCTGGTACAGTCCCAGGTAGTGATTGGGGTTCATTCTCACTTGCAGTTCGTGCTTATAGTGACACAGATAAACGTCCAAAGTATTTGGAAATTTATCAAAACTTGAATTTAAATCCTGATAGTGCAAACTTCATTGCACGTAGAATTGGTGATCGTTACGCATACATCACATTCGCTGGTAAAATCATCGAATTTGGTACATATGTTAACTTGAGTCAATTCATCAGAATTGAAATGGCTGATGGTTTATATCCAGAAGTATCTGTACCATATGGATTTGAATCATATTCTACTCCAGTCGCTGGTACTTTAGCAGATATTATTCCTCCGGTCAGATATAGCAAAGCAAGTATCTGGTCTCTAGCGCCTGGTAAATATAGTTGTGGTACAGTATTCAACGACGTACCTCAAGCCGACGATGAATTGGTATCTTTGTATCCAACTTCTTCAGCAAATGTTGGTGTATATAACGATACCGACGAATATTTCAAACCATTGCCAAGTAGCGTAAATGGTATAAATATTGACTTTGACTTGGAAGACAAGACTCGAGGTACTCAAAACGCCAAGTTCTATGCAAATGGTACTGGTTCACTACTAGATCCATCCTTGAGTGGTAGTATTCCAAGTAACTATGATCCAGTTAATGAATCTACATACGTAAAACTACGTAAGTTCCTAGTGGGATTCCAAGGTGGATTTGATGGTAAATGGCCATCAATTCCAATCGCTCTAGGAAGTGATATTACCGCTGGTAATACACAAGGTCTAGATTGTACAAATATCAATAGTCCAGGTAGTATTGCATACAAACAATGTATCGCTGCTCTAGGTAATGCGGATGAATTTGATATCAACTTGATTGTATTGCCTGGCATCTTCCGTGAACAACACAGCTACGTAACTGAAATTACAATCGATATGTGCGAAGCTCGTGGTGATTGTTTCTATATCATGGATAACGTCGTGTTCCCAGCAAGTAACCAAACTGTCGGATTGATTGATGCCGCCGTCAACTCAGTCGCTACAATTGATAGTAACTATGTTGCTACATATTATCCATGGGTAAAGATTCTAGATACTAATACCAACAAGATTATTAGTGTACCTCCTTCAGTGGTATTACCAGCAGTTTATGCTGCTAACGATAATGCATCTGCTGAATGGTATGCTCCTGCTGGTCTAAATCGTGGTGGTATTCCAATCGCTGTACAAGTTCTGGATAGAACTACACATAGTGAACGTGATGAATTGTACGAAGGTCGTGTAAATCCAATCGCAGCCTTTCCAGGTCAAGGTATCTGTGTGTGGGGTCAAAAGACTCTACAAATTGCTCCAAGCGCTTTGGATCGTATCAATGTTCGTCGCTTGTTGATTAACTTGAAGAAGTTTATCGCAAGTTCAAGCAAATACTTGGTATTCGAACAAAACGTAGCTGCTACACGTAATAGATTCTTGAGTATCGTAAATCCATATTTAGAATCTGTACAACAACGTAATGGTATCTATGCTTACCAAGTTAAGATGGATGAACAAAACAATACACCTGACCTAATTGATAGAAATATCCTTTATGGTCAAATCTTCATCCAACCAGCTAGAACTGCTGAATTCATTATCCTTGACTTCAACATTCTACCAACTGGTGCTAGTTTCGGTGAATAAAGCATAAATTAAACAAGAACCCCGGCCCTAAAAAGCCGGGGGTTTTTTGTTTATATATATTATTTTTATTATAATTTACATATTTATAAGCGATGATTAGTCTTTCAGACCTACTAATAGAAGCTAAGTTACCAATTAGCGAGCAAGATATGGACTTGTATGCCAAAAAATACAAGAAAACCATAGATTATTTACGTAGTAAAAACAAAATTTTATTATTAACCACTAGCAACAGATGGGTCAAACACAAAGAAGACGTTCCAAAAAGTAGCCAACTAGCTATCAAAATTCAAGAATTACTTGGCAAAGAAAAGGTAACCTTAATTGACACTACTAAGTTGCATATTGTTCCATGTGAAGGTAACGTAAGTAGTAACAAAGAGTTTGGTGGTAATCATTGTGGAACGATTGGTTCTTTATTAAAAAACAAAGATCAGAATCCAAGTGGATATCATCGTTGTTGGGCAAGTTACAATGATAAAAGTGATGAATTATGGAAAATTAGTAAAGAATTATTTGAAAGCGATTGTGTAGTATTTTTTGCTAGTATAAGATGGGGTCAAGCTAATAGTTATTATCAAAAACTTATAGAAAGACTAACTTGGATTGAAAATAGACATTCAACTCTAGGAGAAAAAAATATTGTAAAAGATATTGACGCCGGATTTATTGCTGTGGGACAAAATTGGAATGGTAAAGATGTAGCAGAAATTCAAAAAAATGTTCTAGAATTTTTTGGATTTAAAACGCCTGACCAATTATTTTGGAATTGGCAATTTACAGATAACGCGCTTGATGAAACTGCTCGTTCTTATTTGAAGGGTGTGTCTACATTTGAAAAAACATTTATTAAACCATGATAAAGCTAAGTAATATTTTGTCGGAAGTTCTCAAAGAAGGTGGTGCTGGTGGTCATATGGAGCATCCATTTGATTTTACATCTACTGCAAAAGAATTTATAAACGTTTTTCAAAAGTCAATCGCATCGTTGGAGAAAGGAACTGGTAGTGTCAAGATTGATGGTGTCAATGCTAGTATTCGTTTAGTCAATGGAGAATTTGTGATGGACCGTGGTAGTGCGAAACCACTAGACATTAAGGGAATGCGCCCACAAGATCTAAGTGCTAGATTTTTACCAAATCAAGAAACAGGTTCAGAACATGGGTTCATTAAGATTGGTACCAGAGTCATTCAAATATTTGATGAAGCTATACCAACAACTCAAAACGAATTGAAAGCTCTTGGGTTATTGAACAATCCAAACATTTTGTTGAACATTGAATATGTTGAAGGACAAACAAACGTTCTTGGATACGAAGACATTGGTAACTTTTTGGCAATTCATGGTTTAAAAGAAATAAAGCCAAAGACATTTGGTAAAGACGGTAGTGTCAAATCAAGAGTAGCTACTGAAATTTCTTATGATAAAACCGCAATGCAATCTTATATCAATAAGTTGAATTTGGTTGCTAAGAAATATGGATTTAAAGTATTAGGAAGTGTTGATACTAAATTCAAAACTCGTCCAAATCTTTCAAAACCATTGGGCGAAAAAGTTACATTGTATCCTCAAGGAAAACCAGTAACCAAGAGTTTGAAAGATTGGTTGACTAATGTGACTATTCAAACACCGTTAATTACCCGTGAACAATTTCAGAAAGCAGCTGCAAGTAAAAATATTACGCGAGATTTTGAGGGTCAAGACATAGACAAGATAGTTAATGATATTATTGTTTATATTACTACAATCAAGTTGGGCGATGAAATTCTCAAGAATGCTACTAGTGAAATTGGTGATCTAGAAAAACATGAAGGCATTGTTGTAAGAGATCCAAGTATTCATAGTAAGCCATTTAAAATAACTGGTAGTTTCATTATTAGGGGACTACAAAGTGGTTTTGGTAAATAAAATAAATACATATTTGTTATGAAAAGAGCATTAGGTAAAAGCAATCTCGATATTATTAAAGATTACGTGGATGGTAATCGTCCATTCGTGCAAGTTGGTTATGATTCTAATCTTGAAAATAGTAAACGCAAAGAAGGTGATGAGTGGGAGGATGGGCAGGGACGGAAGTGGATTTGGAAAAATGGTAGTAAACGCCGTGTTTCAAAACGAGCATCAATCGTTGTGGAACAACGTTGTAAACACTGCAATATGGATGTTCGATGGGGTAGTTATTTGGATGATAGAACATGGCCAAAGTCTGGATTATGTTATGAATGTTTTATAAATGAAGAAACTCATCTTAAAAAATTGGGTATTTGGGATACATTCAACAAAATCCGTGAACTCAAGAATATAAAATCAGCATTGTTGGATTATAAGAATAAATTTGAAGAGGCTAAAAACTGGTGTGACCAAAATCATAATAAACCAGTTGAATTTCTTGAAGAAGATGGATCTATAGAACATTGGGAAGGAGTGCCAGATATGTCAAAAATCCGTGAAAATATAGAGTTAGACTTAACAGCCGTAGTAAAAAGATTAGAAAATATAGATGCTGAGATTAGTGAATTAGAAACAAAATATGAGTCAGCAAAACTTAAGAGAGATAATAAAGCAAGAATATAAAAAATGTATTGAAAATCCTATATACTTCATAAAGAAGTATGTAAAGATTCAACATCCCATACGTGGTACAGTTGGATTTGAATTGTATCCATTTCAAGAGAAGGCATTACAAGACTTTGTTGATAATCAATTGAACATTGTTCTTAAAAGTCGTCAGATGGGTATTAGCACTCTTACTGCTGCTTATAGTTTATGGTTAATGACATTCCATAATGATAAGAATATTTTATGTATTAGTATAACACAGGAAACCGCAAAGGAAATCGTTACCAAGGTAAGATTTGCTAATGATAATCTTCCTAGTTGGTTAAAAGTGCCATGTGTGGAAGATAATAGATTGTCATTAAGATTAAAGAATGGATCACAAATTAAAGCTGTCTCATCGGCTGGCACAGCAGGTCGTTCATCAGCATTATCATTGTTAATTATAGACGAAGCTGCGTTTATTGATGGTATAGAAGAAATTTGGTTATCATCACAATATACTTTATCTACTGGTGGTAGATCGATTATATTAAGTACACCGAACGGCGTTGGTAACTTTTTTCATAAAACATGGATTGAATCGGAAGAAAACGAAAAGTCTGGTAAAAAAGGATTCAAAACAATAAAATTGCCATGGCATTTACATCCAGAAAGAGATCAATCGTGGAGAGATAATCAGACAGAATTATCAGGTGTAAAGGGTGCTGCGCAAGAATGTGATTGTGATTTTAGTACATCAGGCAATCAAGTAGTTAGTGTTGATGTATTGGAATTTTATAAACAAACATACATAAAAGATCCTATAGAAAGGCGAGGTAATAATCAAGATTTATGGATATGGGATTACCCAAATTATAGCAAGAATTATTTAGTGACAGCTGATTGTGCTAGAGGCGATGGTGCAGATTTCAGCGCTTTTCATGTTATAGATGTTGATACTATGGAACAAGTTGCAGAATATAAAGGGCAATTAACTACAAAAGATTATGGCAATCTATTAGTAACTATTGCTACTGAATATAATAATGCACTATTAGTTGTAGAAAACAATAACGTTGGTTGGGGTACACTTCAACAGATTATTGACAGAAATTATCCTCATACGTTTTATAGTTCAAGTGATCTCACAATTGTGGATGTGGAAAAAACATATAGCAACAAATTACATGCACAAGATAAAAAGATGGTTGCTGGATTTACTACAACTACTAAAAACAGACCATTAGTTGTAAGTAATTTGGAGTTATTTTTTAGACAAAAACAAGTAATTATTAAATCGAAACGATTATATGAAGAGTTGAATGTTTTTATTTGGAATGGACCAAAAGCAGAAGCACTACGTGGCTACAATGATGATTTGGTAATGTCTATGGGAATAGGATTATGGGTACGTGAAACTGCACTTAGACTTAGAAATGATCAGATTGCTTACAATAGACAAATGTTAGCAGGCATTAGTAAAGTATCCAGCGTTCATAATTCTCCTATATTAACAAAACCATTTGGTTCTCCTACAGAAGGGTGGGATTTCAACCCAAATGCTAATATAAACAGTAAAAAAGAAAGTTTAACTTGGTTGTTATAAATACTTATATATATGGCGGTAAGATATGACTGATAAATCATTTCAAGAATTAAAGAATAGATCGCTTTTTGCAAGATTAAAACGTCTTTTTAGTAATGATGTTATTGTACGTAATATTGGTGGTAAGAAATTAAAGGTAATTGACACTGATGAAATTCAATATGCTACAGATCGTAATAGTTTAAGAGATCGTTTTAATCGTCTTAGAACTACCGCATATAATCAATATACCCGTGACTTTAATCTTAGCTATCAAAGTAGTCGTGTAGAACTATTTCGCGATTATGATACAATGGATATGGATCCAATTCTCGCATCTGCATTAGACATTTATTCGGATGAATGTACAAGTAAAAATGAATTGGGTGACATTATCTCTGTTCAATCTTCGAATGATGATATCAAACAAATATTAAACAATTTATTTTATGATATTCTTAATATTGAGTTTAATCTTTGGTCTTGGACTCGTAGCATGGTCAAGTATGGCGATTTTTATTTAAGGTTACATATCAGTCCAGAATATGGCGTATACATGGTTGAACCACTTAGTTCATATTATGTTACTCGTATTGAAAATGCACATCTACAAAATAAGAATTTTGTTAAGTTTCAAGTTAATCTTCCATATGGTAATAAAATTGAAGATCTTGAGAACTATCAAATTGCACACTTTCGTTTACTGAGTGATAGTAACTTCTTACCTTATGGTAAGAGTATGTTAGAAGGTGCTCGCCGTGTTTGGAAACAATTGAGTTTAATGGAAGATGCAATGTTGATTCATCGCATCATGCGTGCTCCAGAAAAACGTATTTTTAAAGTCGATATTGGTAATATTCCTCCAAATGAAGTTGATAATCACATGGAACGAATTATTGCGCAAATGAAAAAGACTCCATATTTGGATCAACAAACTGGTGACTATAATTTACGTTTTAACCTTCAAAACATGGTTGAAGACTTTTTCCTACCAGTTCGTGGTGGCGATAGTGGTACAAGTATTGATAATTTGCCTGGACTAGAATGGACAGGTACAGATGATATTGAATATCTACGCAATAAGATGATGTCAGCACTTAAGATTCCAAAGGCATTCTTGGGGTATGATGAATCATTATCTGGTAAGGCTACATTGGCGGCTGAAGATATTCGTTTTGCTAGAACAATTCAACGTGTACAACGTATTATTGTTAGTGAATTGAACAAGATTGCGGTAATTCATTTGTATAGTCAAGGATATAGAGATGAATCGTTGGTAGACTTTAGTTTACAATTAACAAACCCATCTACTATCTTTGAAAAGGAAAAGATTGATGTTTGGAAAAGCAAAGTAGAAGTAGCCAAAGACATGCAAGAACAAAAATTGTTCAGCAAAAAATGGATTTATGATAACGTATTTAGCATGTCTGAGCAAGATATGATTAATTTACAAAAACAATTAATCGATGATGCTAAAGGAATTTATAGATTTAAACAAATTGAAGAAGATGGTAATGATCCAGCTTTAGCATTCTTAAAATCAAAGGGAGAAGAATCTGGAGGCACTGATACTGGTGGAGATGCGGGTAGTGGCGAAACTGGAGGAACTGAGTCTGGCAGTGAGGCTGGTGGTACACCCCCAGAATCATCTGGTGGTGGAAGTGAAACTCCAAAATTAACTGAAAAGAAAAGAGATCAAACTGGTAGAAAGGATGCTAGTAAATACCCATTCGGAGAAGACCCATTTGGTAATTTAGAAAACAAGAGAGTTAGCGATTTATCACCAACGCACAAATATAAAAATAAATCACCGTTGTCGCTAGAGTCATTGTCGGTTTTGTTAAAAGATTTCGAAACCAAGGAAGTTTTGAAAGAGTCTGTAAAAAAACCATCTTTTATGGACGAAAATAATATAAAAGAATAAAAGAAAAGTATAAATAGCGAATAATTTTAATCTTTACATATATTTATATTTAATTGGAACTTATGCATAAGAAAGCGAAACATTCTAAGTTTAAAAATAGCGGAGTGCTATTTGAATTACTTACCCGACAAATAACGTCTGATATTCTTGCCGGACGCGATGAAACATTCACGAAAAATCTAATGTTCAATTATTTCAACGAGTCAAAGGAGTTGGGTAAAGAGTTCCAATTATACAACTTTATATCATCACAATCTTCTAGGAATCCAGAATCGGCAGATCGTATTTTAGATGTTGTTTTGCAGACTCGTTCTAAGATTAATAGTCGTGAATTAAATAAACAAAAGTATAATTTGGTAAAAGAAATAAAAGAAAAGTATAATATCGATGAGTTCCTAAAGAATAAGATTCCAAATTATAAGTTGTATGCATCAATATATAAATTGTTTGAAAATGAAAATGTTAATGAGGTAAAGTTTGGGGTGGAAGAATTAATCGAATCAAGAGAATATGTTGTTGAGAATTTGACTAAGATAAAAAAGAATGAATCACAACCACTTGATTTGTATAGTTCTCAAACTGCTGAAGTTCGTTTGATTGCTTATAAGTTCCTAATTGAAAACTTCAACAAAAAGTATAGTAATTTACTACCTGACCAAAAACGTTTGTTGAAAGAATATATCACAAATGTATCAAATACAAATAAATTTACTGAATTTGTGAATCTTGAATACAAAAGAGTATCTGGTATATTGAAAGAAAGTTCATCTAAGATTGTTAATAATGATATTATTAAGATTAAATTAAACGAGACTATTACACAACTTTCAAATAAAACCATAAATGGATTGGTAAAAGAAAACCAATTGACATCACTCTTAACTGCATATGAATTAATTGAGGAACTGAATAAGATTCAAAATGAAAAATCATCTTAAAAAGTCTAGCGATTCGTTTGGAGAAGTTGTAAAAAAATATGCTCAAATTTATCGTGAAAAAATAGAAAATCAGGTAGATGCCGAGTTAAAGAAGAATGAGGCTAGTACAACGGGCACTATGGGCGTTGCTACAGGCGGAGCGCATATGGGTGGTGATATTGGTACTACACCATTTGCTTTTAATAGAAAAGGTGCTAGACCAAGCGTTGTACATCAAGCCGGATTTACACCTACTAAGAAAGTTAAAAAAAGTCAAAATTATAAGTTGGAAAATCAAATGTATAGTGAACCAGCTTATGTAACACCTGCTCAAAATATTGAACCAGTATCTACCTATAGAGATCAAAATGGTTTAGTACAACATGGTGATCCTGAATTGGATCCTGGTTTAGCAGGTCATGAACAAGGTCAATTGCCAATGACCGAACAAGCTATTAAACTTGTCAAAAAAATACGTAAAGAAGGCGTTGGTGGTTTAATTTATAAATTACAACATGAAGTTGAAGGTCAACCAGTTGCGGAACCAGCAACCGCTGCGTCAACAGCTCAACCTAATCCAGTCGCAACAAAACCAAAAACATCAAATGTAGATATAAATGTTCAATCGTATAATGTACAAACCGATTTTACAGATTTTGATTCAAAATTAAAGGATAGTACTGAACAATTAAAGACTAATTTACAAAGAAAAATTCAAGATGCTATTTTGGATAAAAAGATAGTTGTGCGTGCTAGTAAGGGATATAAACAACCAGAAGCAGATTATACAATCAACGTTACAGGAGTAAATATTGATTATTATTATGATAGATATGTAATTGTAATAACGGGTCGCGAAGAAAGTAAACAAAAAGTTGCTAAGTTCTTTATTAAACCAGGATTTAAAATCAGAATTTTAGGAAAGGCAGATGTGAAACCTAAAGATCAATATCAAATTGCTAAATCAAAGGCTTTGGTTGATCCAAATAAACAAGTTGTTACACAACCATCAAATGTTGTAACATCTGACGAGCCTGCAGTTGCTAAACAAACCGCTGGTGAAAAGCCACCAGGAACTCAACCTACTGCTTAATATGAAACAAATATTAATTGATGTATTACCATTCAAATTTAAAAAAACTTCATTAAATGAGTCTTTAAAAGACGGCAAATTATTAGTTAGTGGAGTATTACAACGTGCTGACGCAAAGAACCAAAATGGTCGTTTATATCCAGAAGACGTATTAAAACGTGAAGCTGACAAGTATATGGAAAACTTTGTAAAGCAACGTCGTGCTATGGGCGAACTTGACCATCCAGAATCGTCCGTTGTTAATTTAAAGAATGTTAGCCATAACATTGTTGACATGGGATGGGATGGTAAAGATTTGGTTGGTACTGTAGAAATTCTTCCTACACCCAGTGGTAATATTTTAAAAGATCTATTACAATCTGGTATTCTATTGGGTATTAGTAGTCGTGGTCTAGGTAGTGTAAAGAAAGATATGCGTGAAGGTGCTGATATTGTACAAGATGATTTTGATTTAATTGCTTTTGACTTTGTAAGCAATCCAAGCACACAAGGTGCATTCATGTATCCACAAGGTAAAATCAACGAAAGTGTAGATAATAAAATTATCGTAAATCCTTATACAAATGCAGAAAGATTAATTCATAATATTCTTTCCGAATTGTAATTTAACTAATATTTATATTCATATGATAAAGCTAAAACATCTAGTAGAGAATTCAACCGAAGTTGCTTATACTCCTCTTACAAAAGAAGAAAAAGTAAAGCTATATGAAACCATCAAAGCTTATAATGAATATCGCAAGAGCTTAAAGGCTGAATCTATTTATGAAACAGCACATAAAATTATTGATGTGATTAATTTAGCCGAGCGTTACACACTAAAGGAGTGTGGTGATTGGATGGAAGCTAAGATGGTTGAACGTGATATGAAAGAAGTAAAGAGGATGGCCGGTAAACTTTACGAAGAATCACAAAAGATTAAAGAAATAGAACACAAACTTGAAATGCTTTATGAAGAAATCGGTATGAAACTAGAACGTTATTTTGAGATTGCGGATCCAATTACGGAATCTCCTCAATCGTATCAAGTACAAGGTAGACCTGATTCAGTTAGCATTGTTTCTTCAAGAGATATCGACCAACCTAATTAAAATATCTTTGTTGGAATATTATCAATAAATTCCAATAGTTTATTAAAACTTTCAAATACGTAACGACGAGTTGTTTCTAAAACATATCCGTCTTCTTCTTTATAAATCTTAACAAATTGTTTTTCATTTTCCATTTCAAGTGATGGAATCTCTACTTCGCAGGTCATATCATAGTCATTATCCATTTTGAACCCCATGTGACCTAATGTATCAAGTTCATTAAATGACCATCCGTTTGGATTATCGATATCCATTATTTTATATTTAGGATTATCTTCAGTTTCTACATTAAGAAAGTTTTTCATTTTCATAGTTGTAGGTCTATAGTTAAAATCATGATTATCTCTATCTTTATTAATAATAAATTTCAAATTACTATCTTGTGATTCAATGTAATTTTTAAATTTTGGATTATAATTATAGGCCATATGAGTTAATTCTATCAATAAAGTCTGATAAGACTTTGGTTTTCCCAGATTCATCATCTTCAAAAATATTACTTAGTGTATAAAACACTTTATCTTCAGGTTTATCTGTATCATCTGACATAATTCTGATAAAACAAGCATAGTTATAAAGACCTTTATTTTGATTATTGGCTAACTTTTTGAAGACAAATTTTTTTGAAGAATCATTACTATGTATATCCGCGATGATTTCACCGGTGCTTCTTTTGTGTATAAAATTTGTTTTTCCAAACCCAGCAAATCCATTTTGTTTGGATTGAAATACTAATAATTCTTTTTGATTAAATGGTAGACCAACATTTTCTCTTAATACTTGGTCAAACGGTTTATCAATGATTTCTTTTGCCTTACTAAGAGTATATTCAGATCCACTTTCTTTGTATCCTTCTTTTAATTTGTGAAGTATTTCTTTAATTTTGATAAAATGATTCACACTAGTTGGTTTGATTGTTTTTGCCATTTTAAGAATTTGTGGAGATACTTTATTTGGTGATATATCACCTTTTTGTAATCCACGTACTAATCTGAATAGTCTTGCTTGTTTTTCACTTTTAGCAGGCATATACAATAAATATGATTTTTTTTAATATATTATGCATTTTAATTATATTTATTTATTAAATACGTCAATCATTTGATGTCTACAAAAAATCAATCTTCTTTGGAGTTCTATAATAACTTCACAAACAATATAAGAAAGGTAAAATTAATATGAGCGATCTATTAAAGGAAAGCATCGCAGACGCAAAGGCAGTTCGTGAAACTGCAATTGCTAATGCAAAAACTTTTCTTGAGGAAAATTTTGCTAAGAGCATGAAAGAAATGTTCGCAGACCAACTCAAGAAAGAAATGGTTGAAGAAGAAAACACCGAAACTAAAGAAGGTAAAGTTGAAGAAAAGTTAGCTTCATCCGGTATCGGCGGTGAAAAGGGTAATACTGCTGATACGCAACATCCAAAATCTCCATCTGCTTCGGCTAACAAGACATCAACCGAAACAAGTGGTAACGAAACTGAAGTTGCTAAGCTTGAAGAAGAAGAGGGTGCCGAAGTAACCAGCGAAGAACTTGAAGAAATTCTAGCAGAGCTAGAAGGTGAGGTCGGACACGGACATGATGACACAAACAAACCAGAGAAAGACGAAAGCATCAATAAAGATGCGGATGGCCTGGAGGAAATGGATGATATGGATGAAACAGTAAATTTAGATGAACTTCTAGCAGAACTAGAAACTGAAGAAGAAAACGTCGATCCAGCCGCTGCTGCCGTAGCAGCTCCAGCAGCTCCAGCCGCTCCTGTTGCTCCAGCTGCAGCTGCTCCAGAAGCAGTTCCAGCCGCATCCGCAGCTCCTGCCCCAGGTCAAGTTCCATCACCATCTGAAGGGGATGTAACCTGTGAAGAAATGGCAGAAGCTCTAGTAGCTATTAATGAAGAAAACGAAGCATTGAAGAACCAATTGAGTGAACACGTAGAAACTGTCAAGTATTTGAAAGGTGTTCTATCAGAAACCAATTTGTTAAATGCTAAGTTGCTATACACCAACAAGTTGTTCAAGGGCAAGACTTTGACCGAAGAACAAAAGTTGAAGATTATTAACACTTTCGACTTGACTAAAAATATTCGTGAAGTCAAGTTGGCATATACAGTTTTGGCCGAATCAATTAATGGAGGTGGATCAGTTGTTAAAAAGAAGACAAATGCAACTGTAAGTACTATCACCGAAGGTTTGGCAAGCAAACCAGTATCCAGCACAAAGCCTGAATCTACCATTGTAGAACCTCAAGCTGATGTGATGGCTTCAAGATTCCAAAAGCTCGCAGGAATTAAGAAGTAATTAGTTTGCGAGTATTAACAAACCAAAAAGATAAAAAAAGGAAAAAATATTATGGATGTAAAAAGTCTATTAACAAATAATATGAATCCACAAGCCAAATTGATGGCCGAAACCCGTGGATTACAAACTAAGTGGGAAAAGACAGGCCTTCTTGAAGGCGTAACTGGTGTTGAAAAGGCACACATGTCAATCCTATTAGAAAACCAAGCAAAGCAATTGCTAGATGAAGCTTCTACAACTGGTACATCAACCAGTTCAGAACAATGGGCTGGCGTTGCTCTACCATTAGTTCGCCGTGTATTCGCTGAAATTGCTGCTAAGGAATTCGTAAGCGTTCAACCAATGAATTTACCATCCGGTCTAGTATTTTACTTAGACTTTAAGTATGGTACTGGTAAGTTGGGTCAAACCCCAGGCACTAGCTTGTTCGGTGGTACCAATTCTGCTAAGTTCGGTTCAACCGATGCAGCAGTAAATGGTCTATACGGTCAAGGTCGTTTTGCTTACTCTGAACGTGTAGTAACGAGTTCAGCATTCACATCCGCAAACGCAACTGTAACTTCCGCAAGCTGGAAAGATCTACAATTTGATTCAGCATTTAGCTCCTCATTGTCAGGCACTAATGTTAAGGGTGTCTTCAAGATTGCTCTAGATATTAACGACAATACTCAAGCCACAAACGGATCTTTAGCCGCTACTGGTTATGTATGGAATGCTGACTTGAACGCAGTACGTTCATTTGGTCTGCAAACTACGGGTAACGTAGGCCTAACTGTATTAAACACCTACGCCAACGTAGTAAATACAGGTACTATTGCTGCACCAAACTACGTAATTAACTTGTTCGTAAGTCAATCAAGTACCGCTGCTACCCCAGCACAAACTCCAAAGTTGAACTACACAATTCAACCTACAGATAATCGCCGTGGTGACTTTGAAGCTGGTAAGACCGCAGGTGAAGGTTCTGGTAATGCTGCTGGTACCGCTACACAACCTATCGGTGACGATATCAGTATTCCTGAAGTAAACTTGGTACTAAACAGCGAACCAATAGTTGCTAAGACCCGTAAGTTGAAAGCAGTCTGGACTCCAGAATTGGCTCAAGACTTGAACGCATATCATTCCATCGATGCAGAAGCAGAACTTACTGCTCTATTGAGTGAATATGTATCTATGGAAATCGACCTCGAAATCCTAGACATGTTGAACGAGTCCGTAACTGGTACTACTACCGAAGCTTGGTCAGCCCAAATTGGTACTGAGTTCACTAAGACTCTAAGCTTTGCAGGTGGTGGTACAACAGGTACTCCGGTTGCTAACTTCACCCGTGTAGTTAACAGCTCACCAAATCGTACTGCTTACGTTAAGAGCACTTGGTTCCAAACTCTTGGTAACAAGATCCAAAAGGTCTCAAACAAGATTCACCAATTGACTCTACGTGGTGGTGCAAACTTCCTAGTATGTTCACCAGACGTAGCAACTATCTTGGAATCAATCCCAGGTTATGTTGTTAACACAGATGGTGATCAAGCTAAGTTCGCAATGGGTGTAAGTCGTGTTGGTAGCTTCGCAAGTCGCTTCCAAGTTTACAAGAACCCATACATGACTGATAACGTAATCTTGGTTGGTTTCCGTGGAAGCAACTTCCTAGAAACCGGTGCAGTATATGCTCCATATATTCCACTAATCCAAACTCCATTGGTTTATGACCCAACTAACTTCACACCACGTAGAGGCGTAATGACCCGCTACGCTAAGAAGGTCGTTCGTCCGGAATTCTATGGAAAAGTTCTTATCAGTGATCTTGACACCGTATAATTCTTGGTTGAACTAGAATAATTCAAAAACCCCAACGAAAGTTGGGGTTTTTTCTTGCATTAATAAAAAATAATTGACATTACCATAGAACTTGTATATACTTATATTATATGAGAAGTGGTATATACAAAATAACAAATGTTAAAAACGGTAAATTTTATATCGGTTCATCTAAGGATATTGAATTTAGATGGAACGAACACAAGAAACATTTAAATGGTGGGTATCATATAAATAATAAATTGCAAAATGCTTGGAACTTTTATGGTAAAGAAAGTTTTGAGTTTTCAATCATAGAAATAACAAATGAAAGTGATCTATTAGTTAGAGAACAATTTTATTTAGATATGTTTAAACCACATATGAAAGAAATTGGATATAATATAAATCCTACGTCAAACGGAGGGGATACGCTTACTCACAATCCAAAAGGACAAATCCTAATTGAAGAATGGAGAAAAAAATATAGTGTTTTACATAAAGGTAAAGGCAATCCTATGCACGGTAAAAAGCATAGTGATGAAGCTAAGGAAAAACAACGCGAACGTGCTGTAGGACGTTATACATTAGAGTGGTTTGTTGCTAAATATGGTACTGACGTTGGTACACTTAAATATAAGGAGAGAAATGAAAAGTTGGCTAATCGCAATATTAATTACATTTATGATAACGGCTTAAAAGGCAAAAAGCGTGGTGCTATGAGTGATGAAATGAAACGTAA